CATGCAGCGGTCGGATCTGACTCTGTACGAAGAAGCCAAGGGGTTCCAGATGATGCTCGACCTCGGCAAGAGCGTTAAGGAAGTATCTGAAATTTCCGGCTTCTCTGAGACTACTGTCCGCAGTAGGGTTAAGCTGACTGAACTGGACGAAGCCAAATTCAACAAGGCAGTAAATCGGGGTGCAACACTTTTCGATTTTGCGAAAATTGCGGAAATTGAAGACCCGGAAATAAAAAATCAGTTGCTGGACAAGGCAGGTACCGCCAATTTTGCTAACGAGCTTGCTCAGGCCAAGGACAAACAGAAGTGGGCTAAAACGGAGGCTCAATGGCTTGACCAGATTTCAAGTTGGGCTACAAAGGTTGACAGTTTGCAATGGCGTGCTGGGACAAAAATTGCAACGGCAAGCGTTGGGGAGATTCCTGTCCAGTACGTAAGGAGCTATAGCAGGTACAATTACAAAGAGGAAAACATTCCGACACCATCAGATGAAAGCAAATATTACTACTTCCAAGCCTTTGAACGCAGCGATATTGATATATATCGTGAGCTTGACGAAACAGTTATGGAGGAGAGAACAGCAGAGGAAAATAGACGGAATGAGCAGGCTGCCAAGTATGAAATTAAACGTAAAGCCTTTCAGGAAATGTCTGAGCGACACCGTAAGCTCCGAGCAGATTTTATCCGAGGCTTTGGAAAATTCAGCATAAAGAACACTGATGTATGGGAGTTCGTAACCGAGGCTATGCTGACTAGCAAGTTGAAGCCTACCTATGGCTATGGAGACAGGAGTGAAGAAATCAATACATTGAGTGAACTGCTGGGAGTTTCATGCAGTAAGAATTCTGATGGATTAAACGAATTAGACTACCATGAGTTTCTCTCACTAAAGCGAACTAACCCGGAGCGAGTTGCATTGTTGACAGCTTATTGGATTATGGACAGAGGGTCATACTACAAGGCAAGTTGGGCATCAAAGGAAGCAGGGTATATGTTTGAACCGTTAGAGAACGAAGACCTTGACAAGCTGTATAGGCTGTTGTCTGCTTTAGGGTATTCCATTAGTACGGAGGAACAGGAGTTTCGTAGCGGCACTCATAAGCTGTTTGATAAAGCAGAGCAGTGAGCATGAATTATTGTTGGCTGTGCGGTCGTAACGGTTCAGTAGACCGTCTTGATAGGCACCACATTTTTCCCGGTGCCTATCGGGACAAGTCCGAGAAATATGGGCTTGTCGTTTACCTGTGCCATAGTGAGTGCCACATTTTCGGTCAATATGCTGTGCACCACAATGCGCGGACAATGTTGGAACTAAAGCAATTCGGTCAGCGGAAAGTCATGCAGGAGCAGGGCTGGGACACCGAAGATTTCATTCGTGAGTTCGGAAAAAATTATTTGAAGGATTGAAATGAGCAGATGTAAAAAGTGCGGGGCAGCGATTATTTTTGTCCGAACCCCAAACGGAAAACTTATGCCGTGCGATTCGCAGGCAGTACAATATCGGGAGAACGAAGCCGGAAAAGACCGAATAGTGAAAGACAACGGTCAGGTGGTGAAGTGTGATACCAACATTCCCGCCGACCAAGCTACCGGTACTGGGTGGTTGCCTCACTGGGCAAGTTGCCCCGAAGCAAACGCATGTAGAAAGCGTTAAGGGGGAATGGAAATGAGCAAGAGTTTTGTCACGACTTGCAGCTATAATACAAATGTTTTGTGTAAGCCGGAAAGCAGCAAGTGCGCAAAGTGTGGGTGGAATCCTGATGTGGCTGCGGAGCGCAGAAAAGCGACCCGTGAGAAGCTGAGAGTTGTGGAGGCGGGAAAATGCAAGCAGGAATCATGATAGTGCTGGTGTGTGCGGCGATTACAGCGATGGGAGTTGGCATTGCGACTTTGCTGGCCAGTGTGAAACTGGAGGACAAATCGTTTTGCCACAACTGCGCTGAATGGCTACCGTGCGAAGATGGATATGGCATATGTAAAATATCCACCACGTCAACTGCATTGACCCTGACAGGTTGCAAACACTGCTGCAAGAATTTCAGCAAAGGGGGTAGGGAACATGAAAGTAATACTTACACTTTGCCCGAAGTGCGCCGAAATCTATAGTGCGGGCTACCGTGTAAAGGTAGTACCCAAGGCAACCACAGAGCTTAAAAAATCTTGCGAGAACTGTGGGAGAAAGGGAGGAGTCCTTGACCGTTATTTAGTGCAGTCGAAGTGATAGGGGAGACATTATGACACTTGAAGAGCTTGACCTCCATCTTGATGCGATTACCCAATTGCGCAGTGCGAGGGAGCAGCTCCAGTCCGTCAAGGACTTCATTCTCCGGGCGCAAACATATGACGGTATGCCTCATGGCACGGGCAACACGGACAAGGTTGCGGCAATAGCAATCAAAATCTCTGAGGAAGAAGAACGTGTTGCCCGCTATGAGGCAATAGTGAAGCAATCGGAGAAACAAGTTAGGGAGTTTGTAAATAGAATTGATGATCCACGCACTAATATGATTTTCTATCTGAGATTTATGTGTGGCTACGATTGGGGGACTGTGGCCGAGGCAGTGGGAGGACGGAATACGGAAGATGCGGTAAAATCGGTCTGCTACCGATACTTGCGGCAACTGCAAGCGGAGCAAGCACCATGATTTCACGTTTGAAGCCGTTCCCGGCTGTTGCAACAGTCATTTACTATTTCACCCATGTTTACATATACCCTAAGCGGCAAAGCTGCGCAGAACCGCTTAAAACAAGAAAAAGCCCCTCCCGGTACCAATGCAGAACATTAGGCACCGAGAGGGGCGTAAATATCAGAAAAAAGACCTCATCCGAGTAACGGCTCAGATGAGGTCTAACTATAAGTAGAAGCACAGTAACCGCCTATACTTACCTTCAGCATAATAAGTATAACGGTTGTGTTTACCTTTTTCAAGAGACAAATTTAATTGCTTTTGAGCTTTTCAAGGACTTCTTTAAGCTTGTCAAAACCGAACATTGCCGCATAGGCTACCAGTATGCCGAGGACTATAGCCCCGGCTACATAGTACCAGACTATAGGCAAGTTTGAATATGACATATAGGCAAAGAACGCAAGGAGCGTGAAAACCTCTGCGACTATGCAGGCCAGTACGTTGGTCGGGAACTTGTCGTTGGGGATAAGCTGCTTAATAACTTCCACGATGATGTTGGTCATAATGGTGAGAGCACCTATCACAGACAGGATGGTTGCAATAATGGTTTCAAAATTCATTTTTTACTCTCCTTTACAGAAAATCGTTATTCTCCATGCACTGGGCGTAGCAGTCCAGAATAAGGCGGTCTGCCGTTCCAGTCTTGTTATTTTTGAAATCCACATTGGATTTGCAGTATTTCTCGTAAGTGTCTATGTCACTTATGATTTGGTCATATCTGTCCTTGGAGTGGCGTTTGTTAAGGCGCAGATCGTCCGCAAACTGTAGAATCCTAATTCGGCAGTTTATGGCCTCCTGTTCATCTATGTTGCCTCGCAGCTTGCGTAGGTCATAGTTCAGTGTAGTGATTTGGCTTTCTAATGCCGTAATCTGGCTTTCTACGTCAGACAGGCGTGTAAGGACAGGACTGTTAATCCTCTTTCCTATCCAATGCAGCAGGCTAGTTACAGGGTTTATCTTCACCGGGGTTATCTCGAAGAATACGGATAACGCAGCAGCTATGCAGGCGAGGTAGCCTGCAATCTGCCCTACGGTCAAACTCATAATAGTCATCTTCTCATTTTCTCCTCCAATTACTAGGTAGGTTCAACAGCGGATTCAAATTCACTTGTGCTTGGTTCGTTACTTTGCCTTAGTTTGATTTCGTTCTCAGCTCTTGCCTTGTAGTAGTAGCAGCCGAGAACAACTGCGACAACGGCATCAACACTTCCTGTGATGTATGCCAAAGCATCCAGTTGTAATGTAATGGCAATCATGGCCATACCGAAAATGTTGACTATGAGCCACATTATGATACTGATAACAGCCACTACCTTGGAGAACTCGAAGCGCTTCTTCTCATGCTTTCCCATAACCTCACACTTTCTCAATATCCGATGCATTAACCCAGCCGTACACGGTAGAGCCTGAGCCGGAGATTGCTATAAGATGGTATGGGTGCTTGGCATTGCTGGTCTTGTATATGCCTGTGACTTTGGCCTTGCCGCCTTTGCAGGCAGAGCCTTTGTCAGACAGCGCACCTATGTAGTGCATATTGCCAACAAAGTCCACAGTATCGCCTACAGCAAAGTCGCTGGCGGCAGATGTGCTTGCGCCAAGATTAGCTATGGCGTTATCAATGGCGGTCATTGTCTGAGTACCAACAATGCCATCAACGTCAAGGGCGTTTGCCCGCTGAAAACGAACAACAGCCGCATAGGTCAGCAGCCCGAACTCACCATCAACGCCACCTACAGAGTAGCCAAGCTTTTCAAGCTTCTCCTGCAACTCTTTCACGGTGTCACCAGTATCTCCCTTTTCAATCACAGTCTTTGTGGTCTGGGTAGTCTGGGCAGCGGTTGAAGAAACTGCGGACGTGTCGGACAGCAGCTCAAATTTAGGTCTGCCGTATCCAGCGATTTTGCTGTCACCGATTGTGTATGTGTTCCGCACAACAGAATCGGAATAGTTGCCCTCTACAATGGACACCTTGTTGCCGCTGACATCAACGACCATGCCAGTGTGATTTATCGAACCTGAAACGAAAAAGAACGCTTGGTCACCAGCCTGCGGTGTGGTAAACCAACGGTTGGCAGCCTTGTAGTAGTTTGCCGAATACACGCAACCGGCACCATCACTCTTGGTGGGCTGGCAGAGTACCTTCATGGCCATTGAAGCGCCCCATGCTTGGATGTGGCACCAATCAAAGAACTGGTCGCACCAAGCGTAGCCTTGCTTCTTACCGTTGTAAAAGTTACCGATGGCATCGATGTCTCTGGCGTACTTAGTGTAGTTGCCTGAGCCTGAATTTGCTGTCTTGCTGTCAAGCTGACTGTTACTGGCTTTCTCGTGGTAGCCGACCTCAGCCAATGCTATTCCAATGACTTTTTCAGCAGCTTCCTGATATTCCATTTTTGAATTACCTCCTATTTGTGGCATTAAAAAAAGCGAAGCTGCATTTTGCAACTTCGCTTTAGCTATGAAATTTGGGTGTCTAGTAGCTGAGAAACTCTCATATCAACTTCGGCAAGAGCATCCGCTTCGGCTTGGGTCAAGCACTCATTGTTTGCTAATTCGACGGCGAGCGTTTTGACCAAGTGGAGCATTTGCTCCGAAACTGTGCAGAGTTCCTCCACCAATTGCAATGTGGACATACGGGATCGCCTCCTGCAATATTCTACCAGCTTTGTTTACACTATCCCTGCTTTTGTAAGATTATTACATCACACGTCAGGCGGTTTCTCTGGCCATACTACGTCGTATGGGAAACCATCCTGCGTGGTAATGTCCCTCAGTGCCTGCCTGTACACAGCCATCTCGCCGCTGATTGCCGTCCCGATAGTTTTTAGGAACGACAGCCAAGAGGAAAAGGTTGTGCCTGTCGGTGCGGTCAAGCCAAGTCTATCAAGAGCCATGCTGGCATCTGTGCTGGCAAGGATAGCATTGCGCTTAACCCTTACGTCCGCAGCCGCAACATCATAGCTCTCGGCCTGTGCTGATTTGAGCCACACGTCAAAATCAGATTTTATTCTATCCTCTAGGTTGTCTGCCCATGGACGCTGCATCACCCATGATGTAGCTTGGTATGCTGTGCCGTCTTCACGCTGGACAGCGGCAACATCCGTGTAAAATATAATATTTGCCGTCTGCCCCTCCCTTGCGACAGTAAATGCGGGCGGATTTTCCGACAATTCCGTTTTTAGCCGCATATGATATTACCCCCTTTATAAAAGTGATGTCTATGTACGGGTCAACGTACTTTCGATAGAAATTGACGGAGTTTGAGTGGGAAAACCAGCCAAGCCTACTAACGAGTGCAGTTGCATTAGCCAGCAGGACAACACCCGTGCGCTTCAGGCGCTTAGCCATTCGGCGGATCAACCGTTTAGCCCGGAGAAAATTGTGTGCCCTTACTCCGGTGGTAGTGGTCGTAAATGTGTACCCGGCTATATCGATGCACTTTGTGCCCGGCTTTAATTTCATTTTCCCATTGCTGTCTGGAGGCAGCAATTCTCCGATTTTGCAGATTTCCCAATTAGGCTTAATTTCAAGCCCTAGTTTGCTTCTGCAAAATTCCATGATTCTTTTAACTGACTTCTTCAGGTCTGACTTTGAGCTTCCCATCAGCAGCATGTCGTCAACGTATCGTATATAATGAGTAACCCACTTAACTCTTTTACCTCGGCGTTCTTTGTAGAGCTTCTCTGTGATGAACTGGTCAAGCCCCATTAGGTACACGTTGGCAAGCCATGGGGAAGAAAAATACCCAATGGCAAGGTTACGAGTCGTGCCATCGTCCCTCTGCTGCTGGGCAGAAAACACTATTTCTCGCATGACGGTCAGGAAACGCTTGTCCTTAATTTGCCGCTGCAACAGTGCGAGCAGCTTGTTTAGGTCTACGGATTGGTAAAAGTGGTGAATGTCTAGCTTCACAAAGTAGCTACAGTCCTTGGAGCGAGTCCAGCGCTCTACATTCTTTCGGACGGCCTTAATCCCACGTCCTGGGAGATTACCACATGAGTAGCGATACATGCGCTTCATCCAGTAATCCTCCATGGTGAGAACGACCATCCACTGAACAATGTGGTCACGTAACCGTGAAATTTCAATATTCCTCACTTTGCCACTTGACTGGATTGTTCGGGTTCTTCCCTTTGCATGGTGCCATCTGCCAGATTCAAGTTCGGCAATTAGATTTGATGCGTATCTCCTCACTTTATCCGGATTTAGCTTACCGGCATGAGCGGCAGAGTTGTCAATATAGCCCAAAACCCTTTTGACAACTCTGTCTCCACGCTTATTTTCAGTGCCTCTAATTATGGCTTCTTCGGCAGTTGAAATACTGCAAAATGTTGACCATAGATTCCCGACACGCACCATGCTTTTTCATCCTTTCGACTCACATACATCTGTTGCCAAATGCTTTCGGGCGCAAGCCCTACCAAGCCGACCCAGTCGGATGGTATTTTGGTTCAGGCGAACCGAGGAAAAACAATATGCACGTTTTTGCAAAAGATTAGCTGACTGGATAGGAAAAGCCCCGCCCCGTAATTCCAATTGCCATTAGCCGGAGAATTGTTCGCATTGACCATACGAGGGCCAGCGTTCGAGCCATTGTTCACGTTCCCACGGCGGCGAACGGCCCGAACTACGTAAGAGTCCACGAGGGAGGCGAAGTCGCAGATGTATGAGGTTGCGCTGCCACCAACTGTGTTAATTGGAACACGTATACAGGGATGGCGTTCATCCGC